TACTGCTTCAGGATATCGTTCAACAGTGAGTGGTGGACAATCAAATACTGCTTCAGGTAATTATTCAGGAGTTTTCGGATGTGGGGTAACCAATAGTATAGCTTGTTCATTTGCTTCTAACCAACTATGGGCTTGTAATTTAGTAGGTACAACAGTAGCGGTTTGCGTTGGTACAGATGGTCTTCTTGTAAGAGGAGCATCAGATTGCAGACTTAAAACTTGTATATTGCCTATTGAATATGGTCTTAAAGAAATAAATCAATTAAAACCTTCAAGTTTCTATTGGAATGAAAAAGAAAGAGAACAAAGAGGATGCAATAAACAATTAGGTCATGTGGCTCAAGACGTTTTATTTGTCATCCCAGAAGCAGTAGGTACAAGAACAGACAATGGAGAATATTCATTAAGTCCAGATAAATTAATACCTGTACTAGTTAAAGCTATTCAGGAATTAAATGAAGAAAATGAGTCTCTTAAAATTAGAATCAACAACATAGAGAAAATACTGATATCAAATAATTTGGTTTAGTAAAAATTTTTATGTATATTTATTTTATATTAATTATAAACAATTTAAAAAACAAATAAAATGATATTAGGAAAAATTAATCCAACAGCAAAAACACAAATCCAAAAAAATTCTTTTGAAGTGGATGTAAAAGAAGTACAATATATGGCTGTTATTGCTCGTCCATATGTTTTAGGAGCAGATAATACAACTTTTGAAGTTATTTTTGGTAATCTCGTATATTCTACCGATGACCCAACTATTGTTCATGGATTCGATAGAGTATTTAATACACAAGTTAATCTATCTTCTACAGAACTAGAAGGATGGGGGGAAGATGATGTTGTTGCTTTAGAGGCTGTAGCGTCTAAAATAGGCACTGTTGTTGAGAGTACTTTAAATGTACCTTACAACAATTAATAAACATCATAATAATATATCAATCCCAAAATAAAGTATATGAATATAATTTTCCAAATCAATGGAGGCATTGGTAAATGTATAATGGCTACTGCGGTTTGTGCATCTATTAAAATAAAATATCCTGAATGTCAACTTATTGTAATTTCAGGATATCCTGATGTGTTTTTAGGAAATAAAAATGTAGACAGGGCTTTTACATTTGGATACCATCCTTATTTTTTTAAGGAGTATGTTGAAAATAAAGAGTTCTTATTCTTAGGACACGATCCTTACTTAGAAACAAAACATCTTAATAGAGAAGAGCATTTAATAGAAACATGGTGTAAGATGTTTGATCTTCCCGTTTCATCTTTAAAAGGTGAATTATTTCTCAATCAGAGGGAAATTGATTTTTATAGTAATAAATATTCATCTGATAAGCCTATATTTTTACTTCAAACAAATGGAGGTGCCGAAAATGATATTAAATATTCATGGGCGCGAGATATGCCAAGTCATATTGCTAAAGCTGTTATAACAGAATTTTCAGAGCAATATAATATAGTACATATTAAAAGAGATGATCAACCTGACTATGCAAATACCAATCCAATATCAGATAATGCGAGAGCTCTTTTTGTTTTAGTCATGTTGAGCCAAAAGAGTTTGCTTATAGATAGTTTTGCACAACATACTGCTGCAGCCTTAGATAAAAGTTCAACAGTATTGTGGATATGTAATTCACCAAAAGTTTTTGGCTATGAGGGACATACAAATATTGTTTCAAATGAAGAAACGGTAATACCAGAGTTACGTAATGCATTCCTATCTAAATACAACATTAGTGGAGAGCCTGTTGAGTTCCCTTATAATAATGAAACCGAAATGTTTGACTTACCAAAAATTATCGAATCTTTAAAAAAATAAAATGGAAAAATTATTCTTTCAATCATCACTCCCACGAAGTGGTTCGACCTTACTCCAAAATATATTTGCACAAAACCCAGATATATACGCTACCCCTACCAGTGGCTTATTAGAATTAATTTTTGCTGCAAGAAATAATTATACATCAAGCCCTGAATTTAAAGCACAAGATGCTGAATTAATGAGGAAAAGTTTTTTAGCCTTTTGTAAGGCTGGAATATTAGGGTATTGTAGTAGTATTACAGATAAAAAATACTTTATAGACAAAAGCAGGGGATGGGGAATCCATTTTGATTTTCTACAAACAGTGTTAGAGGAACAACCAAAAGTTATTTGTATTGTTCGTGACTTACGAGATGTATTTGCTTCAATGGAAAATAATTTTAGAAAAAACCCTGAAAAATCTCAAGATATTCTAGATTGGAGTAAAATGCAAGGCACTACTGTTGAAAAGAGAGTAGATATTTGGGTACAAAACCCCCCTATAGGAATGGCTGTTGAAAGATTACGCGAGATAATTCGTTTTGGTAATGATTCAAAAATACTTTTTATCAAATATGAAGATTTATGTTTACGTCCTGAAACGACGATGGCTATAGCTTATAAATATTTAGATATCCCTTATTTTTCTCACGATTTTGACAATATTGAACAAGTTACAAAAGAGGATGATGAAGTGTATGGTTCTTTTGGTGACCATGTTATTAGACAAAAACTCTCTTTAACTCCTTCTAAAGCAAAAATATTATTAGGTAGAGAGGTTTGTAATTGGATTTTTGATAATTATAAATGGTATTTTGATTATTTTAGATATGTAAAATAAATTTGGAAATACCATTCCCCTTACGTATATTATAAACACATAAATAAACAACCATGAAAAAAATAAAGTTACCCCTTCAAGACATTTATCTTCTTGTAAATGAATTAAAAGGTGTTAAAAACACCCAAACTGGTGAAGTAATACGTAAAGGATTATTGGATGAAAAATTATCAATCAATACAAAATATGGATTGAATGAATTATCCAATTCTTTATTAAGTATAATTGAACCTATAGAAAAATTAAAAGAAGAGGCTATAACAAGACTTGGAGAACAAGCAGAAGACAATAGCTACTATATCCCTATGCGAATTAATGAAGTGTATGGAGAAGATAACATTTTAACCTCAGCTGAGATTAATCCTAATTTTATTAAATATCAGGAAGAAATAAATGAATTATCAAAAGAGGAATTTGAAATCGAATATAGAGAAATATTATTAGAAAAAATCGATATTGAAACCGAAGTAAATCCAAATATATTATTTAAACTAATCACACTATAAAAAACCACATTATGATCTCATTCTTATTAATTGCCGGAATACTACTATTCTCAATATATTCGTTTTATATAAATACATGGCCCTTTATACGTAAAAATAAAGAACAACTCCCCATAGAAAACCATGAAGTAGCAAAACCTAAAATTAATAAACCCGCAACTAAACTAAAAAAATCAAAATAATATTTAAATTTGATTTTGAATGTTAAAATTAGTAGAAATAGCTAAAGCATGGATTATATCAGAAAATCCAACACCCCAACAAAAAATAATAGCAGAATATAGAATAGGGATTTGTGATTCTTGTCCTAAAAAAGCACATAATGAAACAATAAATCTACATTATTGTTCTGAATGTATGTGCCCTTTAAATCGTAAAATATTTTCACCTCTACCCGGTTATGAAGCCTGCCCCCTTAGTAAATGGGATAAATAAATTAAAATAAATGGAAAACTCAATAAAACAATTAACAACTGAAGAATTAGATTCAATTAAGAATTTACAAAAACAATATAATTCTTCAATATTCGATCTGGGAAGCTTAGAAGCACAACTACAATTCCTCCAAATCCAAATTCAAACACTAACTACAGATAAAATTAACATCCTAAGTGATATGAATAAAATTGGTGAAAAGGAAAAAGAATTAATTAAATCTTTAGAAGAAAAATATGGTGCTGGTAATATTGATTTAGTTACGGGAAATATATCTCCTTTTTAATAAATTATGTTGGTTTATAAATATTTAATATATTTATTATTAAGTAAATTACATTTAAACATTTAAACTAAAATAATAATATACATGGAACAAATTATATCACCTGGAATATTCCAGAATGAATCCGATCAAAGTGCATTTGTACAAGGTCCCCAAGTATTAGGTGCTGCTATAGTTGGCCCAACCGTAAAAGGTCGTCCAATGGTTCCTACATATGTTACTTCATATAGTCAATATCAATCAATATTTGGTGAAACCTTTAAAAGTGGTTCATATTATTATGAATATTTTACTTCATTATCAGCAAAGGAATACTTTCAAAATGGAGGACAAACACTATTAGTAACTAGAATTATAAGTGGTTCGGCTAATATTAGTACTTATGCAACAGCAGCATTAACTGCTTTAAACGGTTCTAATAACTCAACTTCTTCATTTTCATTAGAAACATTATCTTGGGGAGATACAATGAACAATACAAGTTCACTTTCTTCCGGTGCTTTAGCTAGTGGTTCCTCTACTAATGTTCGTTGGGAAATTACAAATGTAAACACAGGATCAGGAGAATTTTCATTAATAGTCCGTCGTGGTGATGATAATACATCCCAACCTAATATTTTAGAAACATGGTCTAATTTATCATTAGATCCACAATTACCCAATTATATTTCTCGTGTAATAGGTGATTTAAAACCAGTATATGATGTAGCTAATGGATTTGTAAATTACACAGGTAGTTTTGCTAATGCGTCTCAATATGTAAGGGTTGCATCTATCGTTACTCCAAATGTAGATTCAATAGATAATAATGGATTATTTAAATCAACTCAATATAGTAGTAGTTTACCTGATTTAGGTAGTGGTTCATATGGTGGTTCATTTAATGGTGGTGTTGTTTCAACAACTGCTACTCAATTAATGAATGAATATGTGACAACAAATAACATACAAGGATTTAGCCCTAATGATTATCTTAATGCATTTACTTTATTAAATAATCAGGATGAATATCAATATAATATATTATTAGCTCCTGGTGTAGGTTTAGATGGTTCATCTGCTGACAATATGATATCAACTGTGGAAAGTAGAGGCGATGCCATTGCAATCGTTGATAATGGTGTATATAGTACTTCAATAACAGCAGCAACACAAAACGCTGCTGGTCAATCAAGTAATTATGCTGCTACTTATTATCCATGGGTTCAATTATTTAGTACTAATTTAGGTAAAGTAGTATGGTGTCCTCCTTCAGTAGTAATGGGTGGAGTTTATGTATTTAATGATCAAGTAGGTGCTGAATGGTTTGCTCCAGCAGGTCTAAATCGTGGTGGTATTCCATCAGTAATAAGAGCTGCACGTAGATTACAACAAACCGATCGTGATACATTATATTCAGCAAATGTTAATCCATTAGCAACTTTCCCAGGTAATGGTGTTGTAGCATTTGGTCAGAAAACATTACAACGTAAACAAACTTCATTAGATAGAGTAAACGTTCGTCGTTTATTAATTTCATTGAAAGGATTTATTGGGGGTGTTGCTCGCACATTAGTATTTGAACAAAATACAACAGTAACACGAAATCGTTTCTTATCTCAAGTCAATCCATATTTGGAATCAGTAGTACAACGTCAAGGTTTATTTGCTTTTAAAATAGTGATGGATGATAGTAATAATACACCTGATGTAATCGATAGAAATCAATTAGTAGGTACAATTTACATTCAAGCAACTAAAACCGCAGAATTTATTGTATTAAACTTTAACATTCTTCCAACAGGAAGTACTTTCCCCTCTTAAATTAATAAAATAGAAATATTTTTAAAGACATCTTTGGATGTCTTTATTTTTCTTCGTATATCTATATTAGACTAATATATTATGTATTGTTAATATAAATTAATATGAATTTGAAAAAATCTAATAGAGAAGGAACAGGGAAAAAACATCCCTGTATTCATTGCAATAATGAAATTCCATTATATAAAAAATATTGTAATAGAGAATGTTATAATAATTCTCATAATATAACATTAACATGTATTGCTTGATTAAATAAAATACTAGAAACATATGACTCTCAAACATCAGAATGGGAAAATATGAAAAATAATAAATATGATAGGATATGGGATTGAGGAAGTAAAAAATATGAAATTTTATTTTAAAATAAATTATAAAGCCGTAGCAAATGTTACGGCTTTTATTTTTCTTATATATTTATACTCAAGTAATTAAATAATAAAATTAACAATTAAACTATAAAACTATGCCAATATTAGATGCAAATGATCTTCTATTCTCTGCTTTTGAGCCAAAAGTAGCCAATCGCTTTATTATGTATATAGATGGAATTCCTGCTTATTTGATTAAAAAAGCATCTGCTCCTGGATTTGAAGCAAACGAAATTATATTAGATCATATTAATGTTTACCGTAAAATTAAAGGTAAAGTGAAATGGAATGATATGACTTTAGAACTATATGATCCAATAACACCCTCTGGAGCACAAGCTGTAATGGAATGGGCTCGTTTAGCACATGAATCAGTAACCGGAAGAGATGGGTATTCAGATTTCTATAAAAAAGATGTAACTTTAAATATATTAGGCCCTGTTGGTGATGTTGTTGGGGAATGGATTATTAAAGGTGCATTTATTAAAACAGTAAGTTTCGGTGACTATGATTGGTCAAGTGGAGAAGCTGCTATTAATTTAAGTGTTACTTTGGCAATGGATTATTGTGTCCTCAACTACTGATTTTTAATTAAAAAAATAGTAACCCATATCACATTTTCTAACCCTCTCGTATATTTATATATGAACAAACTTAAAAACGTTATATGTCTGAATTAAAATTACCAACTGAAAAAGTTTCATTACCCTCAAAAGGTTTATTGTATCCTAAAGATAATCCATTATCATCTGGAGAAATTGAAATGTGTTATATGACAGCACAACATGAAGATATTCTTACCAATAGTAATTATATCAGTCAAGGCACTGTTATTGATAAATTATTACAAGCATTAATAGTCAGTCCAATTAAATATGATGATTTATTAATTGGTGATAAAAATGCTATACTAATAGCAGCCCGTATTTTAGGATATGGTAAAGATTATACATTTAAATATAAAAACCAACATAATCAGGAAATAGAAACCAATGTTGATTTAACATTATTAAATGATAAAATAGTAGACCAATCTCTATTCAATTCAGGTATTAATGAATTTACATTTACATTACCAAAATCAACCAACACCATAACCTTTAGATTGCTAACCCATGGTGGTGAAAAAGCAATTGAAGCAGAAAATAAAGGGTTAAGGAAAATTGATCCAACAAAATCATACGATGTTACTACTCGTTTAAAATATATTATTACTTCAATAGAAGGCAAACGTGATTTAAAAGACATTAGGGATTTTGTTGATAATTACTTTCTAGCACCTGACGCACGAGCATTACGTGAATATTACAATAAAATCCAACCCGATATTGAATTAAAATACACCCCTGAGGATGAAAACTATACTGGGGAGGGTATAGATATTCCAATATCAATAAGTTTCTTCTGGCCCGATTTCCGTTCATAAAATAAGAAAGACTTCCTTTAGATAGAAAGTCTTAATTTTGTAATATTTATTATTGAACATTAAAATATTACCATGATAAATACTACAGAAAATATTCCTATTATAGGGATTTACAAAATTACTTCTCCCACTAATAAAATTTATATTGGTCAAAGTATAGATGTAGAAAAAAGATGGAAAGTTTATAAAAGATTAGGATGTGTATTACAAAAAAAATTATATAATTCTCTTAAAAAATATGGATGGGATAATCACATTCATGAAATAATAGAAAAATGCTCTAAAGAACATTTATATCAAAGAGAAAGTTTTTGGAAAAAATATTATTTAGAACAAAATCACCAAAATTGGAACCAGGTTTTATTTTGTGAATTATACGATAGAGGGGGTCCTATATCTGAAGCTACTAAAAAGAAAATAAGTGAATATTCTTTAGGTAAAAAGCTAACTCAAAATCATAAAGATAATATAAAAAAAGCTAGAATAGGGATGATTTTTACTCAAAATCATAAAAATAATATGAGTAATAGTAGATTTAGATATCAGATATTATGTATAGAAAATAATATTATATATAAAAGTGCACACGATGCTTCTAAAAAATTAAATATATACCCCCATTCAATACTTAAAGTTTGTAAAGGATTATACAAGCAAACAAAAGGATATACTTTTAAATTTATATAATGATTCCATATAAGGATAAAAAAGTATTAGAATTCTTTGGTATAACTGAAGAAAATGTGCATGTAAAAAGGTTATATCTATTCTCTCAAATACATGATATAGTATTTAA